TAACTTTCGGTAGCGCGTGCTTCTTGAATCCGGGCAGCACGGCCTGCGAGTGCTTGATTAACCGCACCGCCTACTAGCTGACCTTCTGCCCGAGCAACATCACCAACAGCACGGGCTGCTGGTGCAAAAGTTCCAGTTGGTCCACCCATGCGAAGTCCGGCAAAAGGCGGGACCATCTCACCAACAGCTTGCACATTACGCTGTGCTTCTGGTGTGCGGGGCTGATAGAACTGTTGCTGTACCCGTTGTCCAAACTGGGCGGCAGCAGCTTTACCTTGTGGGGTAAATGCTTGACCCTGGGTCAGTTCATAACCAAGTTGGGCGATGGGGGCAACCACACCACCAACAGCACCACCAACCATTGCGGGGATTGTCTCAATGTTGCCCATCGCACGTTCAAACATGGAACGCTCAGGTGCAGCGGTAGGTGTCAGATTTGCACCAGGTTCAGTTGGGATTCCAGTGACGCCTTGACGACCAACAGGCACACCGCTGCTAACTTGCCCAGACGCCTTAGCCTCCAGTTCAGCCATGCGGCGCAATGCCGTCAGTTCTTCACGAGGGTCCATAATTATTTCCCAAATCGTTTGCGAAGTGCGTCTAACTCGGTTTGTTCCGCTGGGGACAGTTTACCACCGGCAACGGGTGTCGCAGAGGGTGCAGCAGCAGGTTTACCAGCAACAGATGGGGTTTCCTCATATGTAAGATCAAACTTGTCCTGCATGTTCTTAGAAAGCACACGTGCTTGGCGAACAACATCGCGCATCTGTTCGTCAAGATTTCCAGCAGTTGGCTTAATTGCTTGAACAGCGTCTGAAACCATTTGCCATTCTTGAACTGCCATGTTTCCAAGTTTGCCTTCTTGCGATGCAATTGCGCGCCCAAGTGCCTTGATTTTCCCCTTAAACGTTTCTAACTTTTGTTCTGCTTTGGCTGCCTCACCTGTTGGAAGTGAGGGCAACATACCAGTGTAGCCCGTAATGCCACCTAAACCCGGATGCGGTTTAACGCCCTTAACCGGATTACCAACCAACTCGTCAGTTAACTTTTCCAGTTCATTTGCGGTATCAGTTGCCGATTTAATTTTTGATGTGTCGTTTGCAAAATCTTTTTTGTACGCTTGTTTTTGCAAATCTGTCATTGGTTTGCCTGCGGCAGGGCCGCCAGGTATCGGTTCTAATTCCCCAGTTGGGGTAACTCGATAGCCAGAGGGTGCCTTTGCAACACCGGCACCGGGTGGACGACTGGCTTGTGCAATCCGTATTCTTTGAGCTTCCTCAAGCGGCGTAAGCATTCGCTCTTGTCGTTGGGCATCACGATAAGCCTGATACCCAGCCTGCGTGATTGGGTAACCCAGTGCACGCATCGTGACAACGTCTGGTGTCTCAGATGTCTTAGATGCCAATGCGATATCTCTGTCCAATGCACCGGCCGCTGCAATACTTTGCGTTGTACCCATTGCCAATAATTGATCACGCTTACGGCGCATCTCATTGATAGCGCCTTGATCTAAACCAGCAGTTGGTGCCAATGCATTCACGGGTGCGGCAGGTGCGGCGGCAGCAGGTGCCAACGCATTCATGGGCGCAACAGGTGCCGGAGCATTTGGATCAAACGTGCCGCTGCCCATTGCACCAGGTGTGACTGATGTTCGAATAGTTGGAGCAGCCGCTGGGGCACCGCCGCCCATGATGTTGGCAAATTGTTTTTGCTCAAGAACCTTTTGCTTAATTTTTGAACCAAGGTCCACATAATGCTGTATGCCGGAAGCAATCATTGCGTCAGCATTTGACTCAAGGTCTGGTGATTTACCATTTGCAACAAACTGTTCTTGTAGTTTGGTGAGTGCGTCACGATCACGTTGCAGTTGGTCCATCTGCATTTGCGTGTGTCGCTGTGTCAATTCAGCGCCAGCCATTTGCTGTTTGCTGGCTGCTAGTTGCTGCTGTGCGAGTTCATTTTTCTGCACTTGTTCCTGGGCCTGCTGGCGCCCGGCCATAAACTGACCACCGACATTTACCGGCTGAAGGATTCCGAAATTAAGTGCCATGATTAACGTCCTATGTAAGTTTCGGTGTCAGTAGCCCATAGACGGACGGAATGAACCACCTGCCGCAACGCCTGATGGTGTGACGCCACCGCCAAACATATTACCAAATTGTGGGTTTGTCTGACCATATAGTTTGCCAATATCACCATATGCCGATGTACGCGCCTGTGCGCCGGCAAGCAGAGCGTTGCCCTGTACATCGCCTTGCTGAGTATACAAATTGCCAACATTCGCACCGTATTGACCTGCTGCTTGACCAAGTGTATTTGTAGCAGTTTGACCTATGCCTGCAAGACTCGCTAGTCGGTTATATCCGGTATCTGAACGTGCGACATTAGTTCCGTAATTTGACAAAGCACGTTCACGCGCCCGTGCAAATTCTTGAGAACCCATTTCTTGACCGTAACCTGTAGCCGCTTTTAATGCACCACCAGAGATCAAACCACCCCGAGCAGCAGCATTACGCTCAAGTGCTTTTTGACCTTCTGCCAATCGAAATGCGTAACCTGGGTCAGCTTGAAACTCAGATGTACCGAATTTAAATGCAGCAGGTTGCGCAAATTCACCGCCTTGCATTCGCCCCAGTGCATTGATACCCGCTTTACGCCAAGGTTCCTGCAACGCCTGCTGCTCCTGAAACATTTTGTACTGCAACTCAGCAGCACGATCAGCGGCAGCGGCGCTTGTGCTGGCTGCATTTTCAGCGGCATCTGATTGCTGGCTTGCACCAAACAACGAAACAGCAGCAGGGATAATAAACGACCAGGGCATAACTTACTCCTTTAAACTTTCAGCCAGCGTGTGCATTTCGGCATCATTGCCGGTCACAATTAATACTTCGTCTATTTCGTCAGTATCTGTGCAATCAGTTGCGTGAATACAGTACCACACTACATCTGTTAGCGATTTTACGCCATGATGCTTGTTTGCCTCAATCGTTAAACACGCAGGGGCATGAATAACTGATTTAACACCGTCGACAACCAATTCCACTGACCCACTTGCCAAAACAGACAAGTGATCATGCTTGTGTTTATGTTGTACAAGAATGCTTCCCGCAGGAATGCGTGTTTCTTTTGCATACACACCAGCACCAAAATGATGACTGATCATTACGAAACCTCACGCCCAGAAGCGCGAATATTGATTGCTGTGGCCGTGCCTGCTAGTGTAGATATAAACGCACCCGGTGACAATACCTGACCCACCAGTTCAGGAAATGTGTACACCTCAGTAGGCTGCAATGTCTTGGTCTTGGTGATCAAGTTGGCATCCCCAGCCGAGCCGGACACTGTGACCAAGTTGACACTGATAGTGGCAGCACTGGCGCTGTAGTTCGTGGCAGTGAACTTGTCAATGATTGTAGTGACACCATTAGCTGTGTACTGGGTGACTTGGGTGGCCTCTGCAATCTTTGCAGGGATCAGGACTTTGACTGTGACTGTCATGGGTTACTCCAAAAGAAGAATGTTATTAGGTGCTTGCTGCATGATCACCCAGTTAGTGCCGTCTGACACCATTGTCGCCCAGTTACCTATTACCGGCAACAGAATGGCAGTTCCAGCCGATGTACTGTCAATTGGCACCACATTGCTGGACGCCGAATTAACCGACTGAGTTTGCAGATTTTTAACGGTGATATATCGACCCGGCCATGCTGAAGCAACAGGAAACGTCAGCGTCAAAGCAGAACCAGACTTGTTGTTGATAATCCAAGTATCAGTATTGGTAATCGTGTAATCAGCAGTCTTGGTCAGCACCGTCGAGAGGGGCACATAGTCTGTATTGGCTACCGCTGCACTAATTGCTGTCCCATTGCCTTTCAGGATGCCTGTAACGCTGGTCGAGAGGGTTAGCGCGGGAGTTGCACCACCGCTAGATGTACCAGCCAAGCCATTAGAACTAGCAACAGAAATAGACGTAACATAAGTGCCTGATGGTTGTTTGCTGTTAAACGTGTTCCAGTCAGTCGAGGTGAGGTATCCATTGACTGACGTTGTGGCAGCAGCCATGCTAATTGCTGGAGTTGTGCCACCCGATGAAACAACAGGGGCTGTACCAGTTACAGCAGTAACAGTTCCACCAGTACCTGTAGCTGACAGTGTACCTGACGTAAAACTGACACCTGTACCAATGGTGACATTACTGAAGCCACCAGACCCGTTGCCGTACAGAATAGATGAACCATCAGTTAATGCACCCGGTGATACTTCAGGAACCAACTGCAACGCTTGAAGCTGCTTCCACACTTCAGCCAATTCAGATTGCATAACATTGACATCGTTGGTAGATGCCAGCCCTTGTAGCTGCTTTTCTATCTCAGCAATCTGTGATTCCTGAGTAGACCCAGCAGCGTAAGCAGCAAAGCCAGCAGGCACCGGGTCAACAGTGGTCAGGTCAATCTCCTGAACTGGTGGTCCAACCTGCAAGTCGGTCAATGACGCATAGTTAGTACCGCTGCCAGTAAGCTGGAACAGATTGAAGAAGAATCTGTACCATTCACGCGAGATCAGGCCAGTCCGGGAATCCGTAAGAGGAACCCGAGGTGGCGTGATATTCGTGAGGATGACGTTTGGTTCACTCATGCGTTTGTCGGCGTCACGTAAAGTTCAGCACCCATGATGGCAATCTTGACTGGATCGGTACCAGACACCTCATACACCCGGTCACGCAGCTTGAGGGTCATGCCCAGACGCCGCCAGATGGTACGGTAACCGTACTGACCAATGGCACCCATAAGCTGCCAATGCTCGTTGCTCCAAGTGTGACCACCATCGTCTGACCAGCGTAGCATGGCCTCTGGCTGGCTACCCTGGCCCACAACCAGACCGACACCTGTCTCAGCATCAAGCTGGAGGCTGTGGTGCGATGTACGCTTTAGGTTGTTCTGCCCAAGTGCCAACGCCCGCCATGACCGAAGCCATTTCTGAGGCTGGCTATTGTCAGCATAGATGTCTAGGTCAAACGTGTAGATGTTGCCGGTTTCAAAGTCACCGACAACAGTGTTGCCTTCAAAGTTGCACTGGCAATTAGAACGATGGCGAGTAAACGCACCATTCACAAATCCGGCACGCTCATGCCACATTTGTGTGGATACGTCATACACCCAAGTTGCATTGGCAGTTGGGAAGATCAGCACATAGAACGAGTGGCCTTCTTGCTGGTACGTGTAAGCCAAAGCGTCGGAAATGTTGCCATACTGGGCGATAGCGTACTCAATAGCATGAGTAGAAACCCTAGTGCCTGTGTATCCGTTGGCCCGGTAGACGATACCTTGTCCACGGGCGTCTGTGCCTAGCCAAAACAGGCCATTGTCGAGCTTGGCAACCGAGTACGCAGCTACACAGCCAATTTCGTTAAAAGCGCCTTGGATACGCGCCAATGGAAAATCAGGATTGCCAGCGTTATACCAGACCTCAACCGAGTCAGAGCCAAACAGCCAGGCTTCGCGGTGGTCAACTATCAGCGCCACCAGTCCGTCAGGTGACCCTTCGGCACTGGCAAAGTCAAGAGGATCGACTGATAGGCCATCAAGCAGGCTGGTAACCCAAACGCGCTGGCTGTTGGGTTCGTTAAATACGAAGTACCCGTCAAGATAACCAACTGTTACAGCGCCTGGGAAGTCAGGGTCTGTAATCTGGGCAAAGACGTTGGTGACTTCGTTGTAGATGTAACTTGGACCGTTGCAGGCAATAAATAACTGTGTGCCGTTGTCAGCAATCGAGACAGGCCCAGTGCCAGACACATTGCCCAACTTAACGGGTGTACCTGTCAGGCTTGTCAGTTTAAAGAACTCAGTGCCCGAGACAACGTAGAAGTCAGAGCCATTGGTCTGGTGTGCCCACAAAGCCCGGATTGGGCCTGTACCAACAGTTTGCAGAAAATTAAGGCCAGGGGCGCGGTTTAAGAATCCAGACTCTTTACCGCCCTCTGGGATCAGTTCCGGGAACAGATTGATCATGCGATTGTCAGCGGCGTTGACGCTGCGAGCAACATACGCTGAACCAAGAATCTGGGTTTTCATTAATAGTTACCGGCGTAGATGTTGAAACGCTGGCGAGTCGCCACGATAGCGTAAGGCATCGACATCACATCGTCGGGGTTGTTGATACGCTTCAAGTTACGCTTGCTGGTCATAGCAATGCGCGACACCTGGGGGCTGGGTTCTACGCCAAACTCAGGTGCAAACTCCATTGCTAGGTTATACGTAAACGCACGCATGTAACCCGGTGGGAAGTGCAATTCAGTCGCCAAGGTAGCAGGTTGAGTCAATTCTTGCACTGACACAAAGTGCCACTCAAGGTCACGAGTTGGTCGGGGGTAGATCGACATGGTGATGTTGGGAAACCCCATGTTCACAAAGCAGACCTGCGGATACGTGCTGGTCACAGTCTTGACGGCAATACCGTTGTACTGCTGCTGGTTAATGAATTTGATGCCAAAGGACACGTTTGTGCCCGGATCACGGAAGTAAGTAGCGTCATCCAGCATTACAGGACGCAGGCCGATAAAGTTACCAGAGGGTCCAAGTGTGCGAATGTACTCGCCGGCAGGCCATGTAAATACTTGATCTTGGGTGCAAAACACGGCCAAACGCTCAATAGACCACGAGTCGATCATTTGGTTCATTGCCATCAAAGCGTCTTGAGACATGGCAGCAGACGGCGTTTCACCTTCGGCAAGAATGCCAAGCAATCGGAGTGACCGATTAATTTGATCGCCAGCGGTGTATGTCGTCATGACTAGACTCCTTCGGTTTCCACCTTACGGGTGTATTTGCGCTTGATCCCGAGTGTGTTAACGGGAGCCGCTTCTTCGGAGTCCGAAGGCGTTTCTGGATTGTAGCGTGTCCAGCCGTTTGTTTCATCAAATACGGCTTCAAGTTCCATAGTAGCAATTTTCCTACCGTGTATTGGATGATCAAGATAAATCAGTGACATCAGTGTTTTCCTGTTTCAATTGCTCAAGCCAGTATCCGCAGTCTTGTAACGCACCGAGCGTTGCGTCCAAATCGGAACGCAAACGCTCGGCTTGTTTTTGCAGACTTTGCACCCGATCCATAATCACTTCACGGGTGATCATCTTTAGGCAGCAATAGCAGCAGTCACATACAGCGGCAGATAGCGAATGCCATCAGGCGTAAGGACCTTAAGAGCTTGAACTGGACGGATTGTTGCACCGGATGTCGTGTCTTGTAGAAGTTTACCCGAACCTTTACTCACACCAGCCAGATTGAACAAAGTACCGCTTGTGTCAAATGTTGCTTTGTCAGCGCCATAAGAGCTCAAGTAGAGGAACGATGTATTTGTACCAGTAACAGCGCCGCTAGGCATACCAACTTCAGCTTCAATTGCAGCGTAGGTTCCTTGTGTGCAACCAGCAGACAAGACAACTTCGCCAACCGTACCCGAGGCCAAGCCAGTTACGCGACCACTTGCACCAAATGCCAAATAGCCATACAGACCGTTAGCGTATGCGCCCAATGCAACATTTGCTTCCAAGTCCGATTTGCTTGCCCAGCCCACGCCACCAGCACCTGTCATGGTGAGTGTGGTTGTAGATGCAGCAGCATCGCTACTACCAGTAGTGGCGTTTGTCACAGCAATGTTAGACACTGCACTAGACGTTACCGTACCAGTAATAGTTGAGTTGTTGATAACCGCACCGTCTAGATACGGGTCTTCGTACGCAACACCAATAGGTTTTGTATTCGTAGCCATGATTTTCCTTTAAAAACAGGGGCCGAAGCCCCCGTTAGGTTTAAGCAATACGATAGCAGGTGTAAGTGCCATCACCCGTCTTGCGAGCGCGGAAGATAGCACCAAAGCCAGAAGCAGTGGTCAGGCCAGAGCCAACCAAAGTCCAGCCGGTATTGACAGTCAGTGTGCCCACGCCAGTGCTGGTAGACATGACAACAAAGTCAAATGTGCTGCCAACTTTAGCGCTGCTGATTTCTGCGTCCACGCCACCCACACCGGCCACCAGCGGAAGCTGGAGGTTGTTGGCATTGGTTTGTGTGTACAGAATGATGCCACCTTCCAGATCAGCAACCGTCAAAGCGGCAGTTGCGTTAGCTGTGTAGGTTGCAGGAGCTGGAGCGTAGCCCAGCACGATTTCGTTGAGGTTGCCATCACCAAGTTGATAGCCGCCGCCGCCGTTAGGTAGTGCCATGATAATTTCCTTAAAAAGAATGATTTACGAAGAAAGGGGCCGAAGCCCCATTCAATTTAGCCCCAGATGCGGGAAGCCATTTGAGGACGAATCGTGCTGTAGCCATACAGAACGTCGATACGGCAAGGCATACGGTCGTTGTTGATGTCGTACTGACGAACAACGCGCAGGCTGATACCGTTATGCACAGCACGAGCAGCCATGTCAACACCTTGTGGGAGCAACAGGTCAGCAGTGGCAAACGTAATGGCATCCTTGTGGTACACCAAGTTCTGTGCATACTGGCTAGAAGCAGCACCCAGGAAGGTAGCAGCTTTACCAGTCACGGGCAGCACGTTCATGGTAGCCAGGGCATGACCAGCCGAGTACATGGGGTACACGGTCACAGTCCAGGTGCCAGACACGGCAGTAGCGTCAGCCAGTGCAACAAACTGATACAGAGAACCAGTAGACTCACGAGTCTGTGGGTTGACTGCATAGCTGTCAGCAATGGTAAACACGTCACCAGCCTTGATGGTGGTGGTTACAGAGCCTTGTTCCAACAGGATTGTCGAAGCACCTTCGCTGGTCACGCCTGGTGTCTTCACCAGTGTGGATGCGGAAGCGTCACGAGAACCAGTGGTGTGCTGCTTGATCGACTGAGACATATTGATCTCGTCAAAGCCCAACACGCCAGTACCCATCATGCCGTTACGGAACTGCTTGCTGATGGTGTCTGTTGGATTGAACAGACCCTTCATACCTTCAACCAGGCCAGCGTTGGCGGCAGGATTAACGGTAGCGTAACGTGGAGACATAACAGCAGCGTTCTCATTCAGCTTCTGCTGGGCTTGCAGCAGCACCAAAGAAGTAGAAGGAGTAGTGCCTGGGGTGCCAACGGAGTTACCGATGTACTTGTAGGCATTGGCAACGTCAGCGTCGATGCTGGAGGCCAACTGGCTGATACGAGGTTTCAACACACGC